AAACAGCAGCCGCTCGGATGATGCCGGAGATGTAACATGGCAGTCCAAGTTTTCGTCCAGACTGAAAAGATGGAGGAAGCTTTGCCTATGAATTTGCTTGAAAGCATGATGGACGCCTGTGTCATTCTGGATAAAACGACGCGAAATGACGGGGTATTCGGGCGCGTGGAAGTCTACGTGCCTGGTGCGTCGTTTAATGCCACGATCATCAAGGACAACTCGATGGAAGCACGCCTTGCTGAAAAGCAGGGCGTGACAGAAGTATATACGGTTGTTACTGAAAAAGGCTTTGGCCTGTCGTATCACGATGTATTCCGGCGTGAATCGGACGGGCAGGTTTTCCGCGTCACAAGCAACCAGAAGGACAGCGAGGCCCCGGAAGCCAGCACGGTGAAAATCGGCAAAGTCACTGCTGAAAGGTGGGAGCTTCCCGCATGATGAAGACCGCCGCAACGCTGTCCGAATGGTTTGAGCAATTCGGTCTGCCCGTGTATCTGGAAGACGATGTACCGGACGACGCTGTGCACCCATACATTACGATTCCCCTGAAAGACCCGGATTGGCGCGTTAAAACATCGTTTCTTGTGAAAATCTGGTACCGGACGACCACGAACATTCCCGCGATTCAAAAGGCGGATGAGATCAAAGGAACCGTATATGAGGGCGCCCGGATTTATTTTGACGGCGGGCTGCTTGTAATCCGCGCCGATGATGATATGCCAATACAACTTATGACCGAGGGTGATTACAGATGCGCTTTAGTGCCTCTCACCCTGAACGCTTACCACCTTCCGGGCATTTAAACCCGGAGAAAGGAGAATAAAATGCCCGCAGGAATGACTACAAACCTGACTGCCGCCGGATTCAAGAAACTGCTTCTGAACGCCGGTGCTTTCGTGGCCGGGTTTGATCCTTCTTCCTATACCTCCGTATCCGCCCTGAAAGAAGCCCTTGCGACCGCTCTTGCTGATTCCACCAAAAACCTCGGTATGACGAGGGGCGGCGGCACGTTCACCGTCACCCGTGAGATGCGTCAGGTCGAAGCGGATGGCATCCGCTACCGCTTTGTCGGCGATACGTTTGTTGACAGCGCGGACGCTTATCTGTCCACCACCCTGATCTGCAACGGCGATCCGAACATCGTCAAAAATACGCTGGGAACAGTCACCGTCACCAACGTCACGGGCGGCAAGAAGATGAAATTAAAGACCCGCATTGAAGACGGCGATTACCTGAGCCACCTGTGCTGGATTGGGGATATCGCGGACGGCGGACTGGCCGTGATCCATCTGGACAACGCCTTTAACACGGCAGACTTCGCGATGACGATCACCGACAAGGGCGAAGTCACCGTCCCGGTTGAATTCCATGCCTTTCAGGCGGACGTGGAGGATTACGACTACGCGCCGTTTGAGATCATCTTCCTCGATGCCCCGGAGACGAGCGTATCGGTTACGCCGAAGCTGACCGAGATCGCCGAGGGCGAGACCGTGCAGATGTACGCCAACGGTACGCCGACCGGCGGCACGACTGTCTGGGCGAGTGACGATACGGGCGTTGCGACCGTGAGCAACACCGGCCTTGTGACCGGCGTTGCCGCTGGCACGGTGACCATCACCGGTACGTATACCCCGACCGGCGGCTCCGCTGTGACCGGGAAGGCCGTTGTCCGTGTGACAGGGTCTTAATATACCTTACACCGATCTTTTTTCAGGCGGGGCGGGAGATACCCGCTCCGCTGATTGTTTTATCAGGAGGGCAATTTTGAAACTATCTGAGATGACCAATGACCAGGCCGCTGATGTCATGATTCGCCTGGCTGAGCCGGTCGGAGCGATCTGCGATGACGAAGAAGCGGTGCAGATGATTGACGAGTACAAAAAGCGCTATAAAATGCCGCTGTTTTACGCTGTCGGGAAAATGATCCCCATGCTTGTCGGCTACCTGCTCAAAAAGCATAAGGCGGAGCTCTATGAAATCATCAGCATTCTGTCCGGCGAAAAAAGCACCGATGTTGGCCGGATGAACTTCGCGGAAACGGTCAAGATTTTACGCGACTCCTACGATGAAACGCTTTCCGTTTTTTTTCGCTCATCCGGCAGTGCAATCCTGAGCGCCGTGAAAAAATCGTCTGCATCCTGATACGCCACGGCTGGCACGGATGGTACGCCCTCAGATGTCTGCTGGGTGAAGAAGACCGGAAACGAAGGTATAACGATTATATAGCCGTCACCCAGTCCTGCATCGGGCAGATACTCTGCGCTTACATGGGCGGGGAATGGCCTTTGCCGGACTACGGCGGATTTATGTACCCGGAAAACAAACCAAAAGAAGACGAAAGGTCGTATGAGGAGATCAGGCAGAACCTCTTGAAACGGCTGAACGAGTAACCGGGAAAGGAGGGATGAAATGGACGCATTTACACTCGTTGCCAAGCTGACGCTGAACCGGAGCGAATTTGATCAGGGATTAAAACAGGTCGAAGGGAGTATGAACTCCAACGAGACCAAGGGGAGTTTCTCCGCCTGGGGTGTCACGGTCGGCAACCTTGCCGCACAGGCGTTTACAAAAGTTTTCCGTGCCGGTGTCAATTTCATGAAGTCCGTCCTGACCACCGGGATGGATTTTGACCAGATGATGAGTTCCGTCAAGGCGATCGGAAACATGGGCGAACAGGAGTTCGAACGTGTGCGCCAGAAAGCAATTGATCTTGGCGCATCGACAAAGTTCACCGCAGAAGAAGTCGGCGAAGCCTTTTACTATATGGGTCTTGCCGGATGGAATACCGAAGAGATGCTTGCCGGTATCGATGGCGTTCTGAACCTCGCCGCCGCTTCCGGTGAAAACCTCGGCTCGGTGTCCGATATCGTCACCGATGCTATCACCGCAATGGGACTGTCCGCTGATGATACCGCCCGGTTCGTCAACGTCCTCGCCGCCGCTTCGACAAACTCCAACACCACAGTCGGCATGATGGGCGAAGCGTTCAAGTACCTCGCCACCACGGGCGGCGTACTGGAATACTCCATTGAGGACATTGCAACTGTTCTCGGTTTACTTGCCAACAATGGCATTAAGGCTACTCAGGCCGGGACGTCCATGAGGCAGATTCTCAACACCCTGATCAACCCTTCAAAAGATGCCGCTGCTGCGATGGAGAAGCTCGGCTTATCGCTCTTTGATCCAAAGACGAACGCAAGAAAGCCATTGGGTCAGGTTGTCGAGGAAATGCGACAGATTTTTAAGGATGCGGGTCTTCAGCTTAAAGAGGGTTTCGATGCGGGAGAACTTCAAACAAGGCTGGACAAACTGAATGAGTGGTACGATAAAGAATACGAGAAAATCGAGCAGATGACCAGCGGAAAGAAAAAAGCGCTCAAAGAACTCGATAAAGCTTATAAAGAAAGATTTGCTGACGAGATAACACCAAACCAATCTTTTCTTGCAAGCCTTGGTGATATTGGCGGTCTTCGCGGCATTTCTTCCCTGTTTGCATTGATGAACTCATCCGACGATGATGTGAAACAGCTTGTCGATGCCGTCAATCAAAGCGGAGAAGGGAAAGGAACTGCCGCTGAAATTGCAAACACCATGCTCGATAACTTAAAGGGCGATGTAACCATCCTGAACTCGGCCATTGACGGCCTGAAGATCGCCATGTTTGACGAGATCAATCCTGCCGCCCGTGATTTCGTTCAGTATATGACGGACGGCGTAACGGCGATTACCAACCTGATCAAGCACGGAAAACTGACTTGGACGGTGGAAGACGAAGAGCGGGAAGCTATCAACGATGCGGAGCGGAACACCATCGAAGCGTCCGGTCTGGTCGATTACATGGATTCCCTGATCGAAAAGTACGGCGAAGCCGCAACCTCGTCCGCCGGATGGGCAGATGCTATGAAGCGTCTGGAAGAATTGATTCCGGGCATTACCGCGCAGATTCAGAAGGAAGGTCAGGCTCTCAGCGATACCACCGCCAATATGAGGGACTACATCACCGAGTCGAGGAACAAGGCCATCGAGGATGCCAAACGTGCCACCATCGCTAAATATACCGAGCAATACAACGAAGCACAGGCGGCTTTGGGACAGGCTCAGATTGATCAGTACATTGCCGAAGCGGAAGCCGGGGCGGCACGGACAGCCCTTGTTGAATATGTACGCAAAACACAGGGAGCGTCCTTTACCGGACAGGGCATGAGCTTTGATCAACTGGAAGCCGCTGCTTACGCAACGGCAAACGAACTTGGCGAATCCACCGAATATATCAAGACCCTTTCCGATTCCTACAAGACACAGACACAGATTGCCGAAGACAACAAAAAGTCCATTGAGGAACTAACCATTTCTTCCAACCGCCTGAAAACCCAGCTTGATATCGCCGAACGGGCAGTCGATCAGATGGTGCGTGACATGCAGTCCTCCGTATCTTCCACCACCATGACATACGGTCAGTACGCAAACGAATACTACTCAAAGCACAGCCACGCCAAGGGCGATTGGTACATCCCCTACGATGATTACCCGGCAATGCTCCACCGGGGCGAGATGGTGCTGACGGCATCACAGGCCAGACAGTTCAGAGAAGGATACAATCAGCAGATTGATGTTCCCGGGCTGACTGCGGCGATTGTCTCCGCTGTTCAGGAAGGGATGGCGAAAGCGCATGTTACCGCGTATATGGATGGCCGGAAGGTAACAAACGAGGTCAGTCGGCGGATGAACGGGGAGTTAATGCTGGCGAGGTGATGAAATGAGGAACAGGTTTGATGTGATCCTGAACGACATTAGTCTGGCTGGCATGAACGCCGATCTGTATATCACCGATATTTCGTATCCTGTTCCTGAAGTGGAATTCAGCGTGGCAAATTTCGCCGGAAAAAACGGCGGGCTTGTGACGGGCACACGGAAGAGCGAAACGAGAGTCACTGTTACGTTTGAGCTGCATGTCTATGATCCGCAGATGCGGCAGAAAGCCTGTCAGGAGATAGCGTCATGGGCCGTAAATGGCGGGAAATTACAAACGAGCGACAGACCCGACCAGTATTTGCAATGTGTCTGTACCAGGTTTCCGAGCATTGAGAGCGCCATGAAATGGACGGATCAACTGAAGGCTGAATTTACCGCGTATTCTGTCCCGTATTGGCAGAGCGTTATTCCGGAAAAGCTGATCCTGACAGGGACGAACGAAACCGGTGAGCTGTATGTTCCCGGAAATGCTGAGGCAACAGCGGATGTCACTGTCAGTGTGAGCGGAACCATGACAAGCCTTTCCATCACGTTCGGAGACACAATCATACATCTGACCGGGCTTTCTTTGCATAGCGGGGATACGGTTGACATATCCCACGACGAAAACGGCATCCTGCATATCGAGGGCGGCGGGATTTCTCTTTTGGGAAACCGAACGGCATCGTCAGACGATGATCTCTCCGCTCCGTGCGGGAACGTGGATGTAGGCGTTCAGTCAAATGTCAGCGTAACAGCGGAGTTTCGGGTGAAGGGGGTGTGGAATTGAGAAAGCCTTGTCTGTTGGACAGTAGCCTTCATATCGTCAGGGAATTGGATGTGATCAGCGCATCGATGGATTTGACGATTGATCCGCTGTCCAGCGCAGAGATCGAGCTGATGCCGGGCGAGTCGATCCCGGAGCGATCCTGGGTTGCCGTATATACCGCGTCCGGCCTTGCTGGCATTTTCCGTTCACGCCCGCAGCGGGACAGATACGGCGCGAGGTCTTCCAGCGTCAGCCTTGTGCATGGCGCGGATGAAATGAACGACTGGCTGACCGGCGACATGGAGGAGCAAGCCGAAGCGTCAGCGGCCACGGCTATACAGGCAATATTTGCATCCTACGGCGGTTCCAAGTGGCATCTTGGAACCGTTGATACAAATACACCCGTCGTTTATCAAACGTCGTATACGGGCGTTCTGGACGCAATACTTGGGATCATGGAGCAACTGCCGGATCACATGATGGTGTTTGACCAGTCAGGCGCTTCGTGGACGGTCAGTATTGTCCATAAACCCACGACTGTCACGGCAGAAGGACGGCTGTCCCGGAACATCGAGAGCGTCGAGATCAGCCGTGATGATTCCGAGCTTTGTACCCGCGTCTATATGGAGGAACTGGAATACCCGCTTAACGATACGGCGGCGCAGCGGGTATACGGGATAATTGAACACCGGATATCGGACAGCGGATACACGTCGGATCAGGCGCTGAGAATCGCGCAGGCGTATCTGAATAGTCATAAAGAGCCGAAACTGTCCGTTACAATCTCGGCGATTGACCTATCCGAAATCACCGGAGAACCGCTTGACAGGATTGCCCTTGGCACCAAATACCGGCTGACGATCCCGGAAGACGGGGTATGCATCGAGCAGATTATTTGCGCTATCCGGTATGATGACATTTTTGAGGGAAATCCGCAGATCACGCTTTCTTCTGAGCCTGAAGATGTTATCAAATACCTGAAAAAGCAACAGAGGTCAGCGTCATCTTCCGCACGGGCGATACAGCAGGAAACGCAGGAAGAAATCAACCAGCAGTACCAGCACTGGCGGACGGAGACAAATCAGCAGTTGACGTCCGTGTACAAGATCACGGGGGTCAAACTGGACGCGAACGGGAAGCCTATTTATCAGCAGGCAAAGGACGCGCAGGGAAACCCGCTGTGGGAGACGGACGAACAAGGGAATTACGTTCTGGACGAGGACGGAAACAGAATTCCGATACTTGTTTATGACGATGCAGGAAACCCGGTGCCTGTGTACGACCCGGACAGCACCGGGAGTATTTCGAGCAGTATCACCCAGACGGCGCAGTCGCTGAACATCCTGTATGAGCAGACCGGCGGCGTGACGGAGAAGTTCGACCCGGAGAAACAGTATCACGCCGGGGATTACGTCCTGTCTCCGAACGGTGTGTCCTGCCGGTTCAAGGTGGATCACCTGGGGCCGTGGAATAACGAGCATGTCGTGTCCGTGCCGAATCTGCAAGCGCAGATCACGACAAACGTGGACGAAATATCAAAGCGCGCAACAAAAACGCGACTGACCCAA